TCAGGAAAAAATCGGAATTTCCGATCTAATGTTTCTAGCGTGGAACGCTTTAAAACGTGAGGCAGCGGGTAAGCCCGTAAAGCCTTATGAAATTTGGTGCGATACGGTGGTCGATATTACGGTCGGAGAATCCGAAGCCCCAAAAGTTACAGCCGAGGAAGCCTAAGCTACTTAATCGTTGAGCTGTCGATCGCGACAGGAATTCCGATGAGTGAGTGGGTTGACGCGGCGGATATATTGACAGCGCTCGAGATATTGGAGAAACGAAATGGCGGAAAGTAAGGAAGTCGTCCAGTACGACAAAGCCGAACTTCGCGCCATTACTGGAGCGTTTAAAGCCATGGACGCGGAAGCAATCGATCAAGCTAAAACTCAATCGGGAGCGCTTGCCAGTTATTTACAGGGCAAAGTTATCTCGGCAGCTGCTCAATTAAATTCTGCTCCGGTAGCTAGTCGAATCGCTGAGGGCTCTCGAGTTAGTAAGTCGTCCAAAATTGGCGAAATTGGTTTCGGTTATGCAGCTCAGAAATTTAGCGGTGGCGCTACCACTCAACAACTTTGGGGCGGCTCAGAATTTGGATCAAATAAATTTAAGCAATTCCCAATCTGGTCTGGATCAACCGGGCGAGGATCGACGGGTTATTTTATTTATCCAACGCTTCGAGCTGAGCAAAGTTATCTAATTACCGAGTGGGAAAAGGCTTTCACTCAAATAGTTAAGAGGTTTGACTAATGGCTGACGGATCAAGAACGCTTAAACTCTCGATCCTAGCGGACGTCGATAACCTTAAAAAGGGACTGACTCAGGCTGGCGACGATACGGATTCGTTCGGAACTAAATTAGGCAGCTTCGGCATTAAAGCGGGAGCGGCGTTCGCTGCGGCTGGCGCTGCGGCGCTTGCTTATGCTGGCGTTCTATTGGTGGACGGCGTTAAATCCGCAATCGAGGACGAAGCAGCTCAGGCAAAACTCGCCACTACTTTAACCAACGTAACGGGCGCAACAGACGCACAGATAGCCGCGACTGAAAGCTGGATTACTCAGCAAGGAATTTCGCTAGGCATTACAGACGACGAATTACGTCCAGCGCTTGAGCGATTAACTCGAGCAACTGGCGACATTACCGAAGCCCAAAAACTAGCTAGTTTAGCCTTTGATATTAGCGCGGGTACAGGTAAAAGTTTAGAAGCCGTATCTAACGCGTTAGGTAAAGCCGTCGAGGGCAATACCGGAGCGCTAGGAAAACTCGGAATCGGAATCGACGCCGCCGATCTTAAGTCTATGAGCCTTGAGGAAATTACCGCAAAGCTTGCTGAAACTTTCGGCGGACAGGCTACGGAAAAAGCCGAAACGTTTGCCGGCAAAATGGATCGTTTAAAACTGGCGTTTGAAGAAGGAAAAGAAACCGCGGGATCGTTTATTCTCGACGCACTTACTCCGCTAGTTACTTTAGCCGTTACTAAACTTATTCCGACCTTAACAACTTTAGGCGAGAATATAGGAAAAACGCTTCAACCAATTTTTAAAGATATTTCAGACTTCGTTAAAGATTCAGTAATTCCGGTATTTACCGATCTTTGGGATTACTTTACAAAAAACGTCGTCCCGCTATTTACAAGCTACGCCAGTTTACTTAGCGTCACTTTACTTCCAGCAATTAAAGCACTCTGGGGTTTTATCGGTGACTTCCTAGTTCCAATTTTTAAGGCGACTCTAACTCCAGTCATAACAGGCATAACAACAGTATTTAAAAATCTAAAAGATTTCGTCGAGGAAAATAACGCCGTATTCTCATTTTTCGGCGCTGTAATAGGCGTAATCGGTGGAGCTGCAAAGTTATTAGCACCTATCATCGGAACGACTTTAGGTGCAGCTTTCAAGGGAGTTTCGTTCGTTATTGACGCCGTAAGTTTGGCGATCTCTGGCGTCGTTGCAGCTATTAACCTAGCAATCGACGCGGTTAACTTATTGATTCGCGGTTATAACATCGTTAACAATATTAAGCCCGGATCAAAAGATTTATCTCTAATTCCAGAAATTAACTTAAGCGCTGGGGCGAAAAATGCCAGCGTTACGCCGACGACAGCGGCAGCTATTAAGGCTTCAATCGAGAAAGAAGCTGGCAGCGTATCGGCTCAAGTAGCGAAAGAAACGGCAGCGATTACGAAGGAAGCGGTTAAAGCAGCTGTCAAGGTAGCAATTCCTACGGACGCGTCAAATAATTTAGTAACGGCGTTAGGCGGGACAACGGGCAACATCGGAGAAGCCATGTTTGCAATCCGTCAAAGAGAAGCGGGAATTACACCGACTACGACGATTAACGTCAATGTTTCAGGCGCGATCGATTCTGAGGGTACAGCTCGAACAATCGTTAACACGCTAAACGATAGTTTTTATCGCGGCACTAACGGCGCTCAAGGGTTCCAGTTCGCATGACCGTATTTAACCCAATCTGGCGCGTTAAAATTCAAGGCGTCGAATATACGACATACGTTCTCGCTAATCTGACAATCACTAGCGGTCGTACAAATATTTACCAACAGGCTCAGGCGGGCTATTGTAATTTACAGCTGATAAACCTTAATCAGGCAATCGTCAACATAAACATAAACGACTCAGTTTCGATCGAGTTAAAGGATTCGACTAACACGTTCGTCCCTATTTTCGGCGGTACAGTCGTCGATTTCGGAATCGAAGTTTCAACAGCTGGTAACGTCGCAATCAATCAAACTTTAAACATAACAGCGCTAGGAGCTCTAAGCCGCTTACCTAAAGCGCTAACCGACGGAATTCTGGCTAAGGATTTTGACGGCGATCAAATTTGGGAAATCTTACAAGATTTACTATTAGACAACTGGGGCGAAGTTCCACCGGCGGAACAATGGCAGAACTACAATCCGACTGAAACATGGGCAACAGCTGCGAACGTGGGATTAGGTCAAATCGATCGACCAGGCAATTATGAACTCGACGCGAGATCAGCCGATCGCACCGACGTTTATTCGCTAGTTTCAGCGCTTGCCACTAGCGGACTAGGTTACATTTACGAGGACGCGAGCGGGCTTATCAGTTACGCCGATTCGACTCATAGGTCGATCGAATTAGCCACTAACGGTTATACAGATTTAACCGCTAACCATGCGCTATTTAACGGGCTAAAAATTCAGACTCGAGCTGGTGACGTCCGTAATGACATAACCATAAAATATAAGGCTAACGGCTCTAGTGAAGTAAGCGCCGAGGATATTGCGTCGGTCGAGCAATTCGGTCGCTTAGCTCAGATCATTACTACCACACTCGATAAAACGGTGGACGCTCAAGCTCAAGCCGATTTTTACTTAACGCTAAGAGCTACGCCTCAAGCGAACTTCACGTCGATCACTTACCAGCTGACAAATCCCGAGTTAGACGACGCGGATCGCGATTCGCTAATCAAGGTATTCATGGGCTTACCGCTGCGAATTAGCGACTTACCGCCAAACATGGCTGCGGGTACGTTTCTAGGATTCGTCGAGGGCTGGACGTTTAAGGCTGCCTATAATGAAATAGCTGTAACTCTTAATCTTTCGCCGATTAGTTATTCACTTCAAGCTATGAAGTGGGAGCAAGTTCCTATCGCGGAATCGTGGAATACTATAACCGGGTCGCTAACGTGGGAAACCGCGTTAGTCGTGGCATAAGGAGAAAACATGACAAATCCAACGAGCAATTTCGGCTGGCAAATGCCAACGCCGACGGACTTAGTTACTGACTTACCAGCTGATTTTGAGGTATTCGGTCAGGCGGTCGATACATCTATGGCTGATCTCAAAGGCGGCACGACTGGTCAAATCCTATCAAAGGCTACAAATGCCGACATGGATTTCACATGGATTACTAACGACGTCGGCGATATAACAGCTGTAAACGTAACCGCACCGATTACCGGTGGCGGCACTTCGGGCGCTGTAACTATTGGAATTAACTCAGCTACAACAAGCGTCGCGGGTGCGGTACAACTAAGCGATTCGACTTCGACGACTTCAAGCGTTCTAGCTTCGACTCCGACAGCTACTAAAGCGGCTTACGATTTGGCTAATACAGCAAATACGACAGCAAACGGAGCAATTCCAGCGACAACAGTAACAACAGCGGGCGACATAATTTACCGAAACGCAACAGTTCCAACACGTTTAGGAATTGGCACAGCTGGTCAAGTGTTAGCGGTTAATAGTGGCGCAACAGCTCCAGAGTGGAAAACAATCCCGGCGGGTGGAAAAGTTTTACAGGTGGTTCAAGGCACTACTCAAA